GTGACTTTTCAATTAAGCAAGTTGCTACTGGCGACTTAATACTTGATAACACGTCCACAACTAATGATATTTTAATGCAGTTAGGAAACGTTACAACTGCAGCTAAATTTATAGTCCAAGATGCCGGATTAAATAACCTACTTACTGTAAATGCCGATGGTAATGTCAGTATAGGGGTAGATGATGCTGATGATCTACTGCACGTACACGCGGGTAACGCGGGTTCGGTATCGTCTGTTGCGGGTTCTGTTATAACAGCAGAGAACAGTGGCCCATGCTCTATATCAATATTTGCTCCGAATGGTGTAGAAAGATCTATCTACTTTGGCGACCCCTCAAGCAACACGAATGGTGGCATAATTTATGATGCTGCTGTGGATGACGGCTTTGAATTCAGAACATTCTTATCAACAAAAATGGTTATCCTTAAAACGGGTAATGTTGGTATTGGAGTTCTTGACCCTGACGCAGAGCTAGAGATAAATGGCCAAATAAAAGTTACCGGAGGTTCCCCAGCAGCCGGTAGAGTATTAACATCCGATGCAGCTGGCTTGGCAACTTGGGAAGATCCAACAGGGGGAGGGGAAGATTTAAGAGATACTTTAGCTTTAGGAAATGTCACCGCAGGAAATGACATAGAAATCTCTAATAATGATTCAATCGTTTCCGGTTCAGGTATTACAGGGGCGGATTTACCACTTCTTGCCGGTAGTGGGTCAACTGGAACTGGTGGTGATTTAGTCCTTAACTCTGGTGCTTCTACATCTGCAAATGCTGGTGATGTACTCATCACGGCTGCTGATGGATTTGAAAACGGTGGAGATATTGTATTACAAGCTGGAGCACCAACCGAAGATGATTTCATAGGTGCTTTTGTTGAGATAGCGGGTGGTAACGCCTCAGGTACTGGTGATGGTGGAACTGTAGAACTTGATGGTGGCATTCCTTCTGGAAGTGGAAACATTGGTCACGTTATTCTACAGGGTGACGGTGGCAATGTAGGCGTTCGTACATCCTCTCCTGCGGTCTCCTTAGATGTTATCGGAAGTGTGAAAGCTTCAGATGCCTATAAATTTTCAGACGGTTCCACGCAAGTACAAGGCGCTATTGCGGGTGGTATTCGCGGCTCTATAGGTACAGCGACTTTCAAATCAAGTTTCAATGGATCTACCGATATCACTGGCGTAGGCACGGCGACAGGTGTTTTCTTACGTCCAGATGGCTTGAAAATGTACGTGACTGGTTCGGTTAATGCGACAATCTTTGAATTTGATTTGTCTATTGCCCATGAGGTAACAACAGCTATATTCCTGCAATCTTCCGATTTAGCAGGTGGCTTAGATAATGCTCCTCAAGATTTATACTTTAGGTCAGATGGCGCTAAGTTGTATTCAATAGGTCAGAATGCAGACCGTATTATAGAGTTCGACTTATCTACTCCATGGGATGTATCTACGATTTCAACTCTGCAAAATATAGTAGTAACTGCGCAGGATGGCTTACCCCTAGGATTATTCTTCAACCCTGATGGCAAGCAAATGTATTTCTGTGGTGATGATAATAACAGCGTATATGAATATAGCTTAACGACTCCCTGGGACATATCAACTAGCTTATTTACACACTCATTCCCCATAGCTTCACAAGATACCACGCCTAGGAGTCTATCTTTTAGTGGCGATGGTAAAAAAATGTATCTGTTGGGCCAACAAAACGACAGTGTTTATCAATACAACCTTTCAACCCCTTGGGATATTTCGACAGCGGTATTTATACAATCTTTCTCTGTAACTGCTGAAGAATTGCTTCCTTCTGGAATATTTTTTAAGGAAGATGCTCTAGCATTTTACATCTTAGGTCAAAATACAGAATTCGTTTATCAGTATGATTTAGGAATAAAAGTAGAGGGAAGTGTTGGTATTAGTACAGGTACAGATACCCTTGATTCAAAACTTGTTGTTAAAGAAAGTCCAGCAACTGCCGGTATAGGCACATGGGGTATACAGACCAGCTCAGATGATAATACTTGGCTCGATGTTGCATTTGGTAAGGGTCTATATGTCGCGGTAGGTGGAGACGGAACCGACCGCGTAATGACATCACCTGATGGCATAACATGGACTGGACGAACCGCTGCTGCTGCTAATAATTGGACAGGTATAACATTTGCTCTTGGTCAATTCGTCGCCTGCTCTAGTAACGGCGGTACAAGCAATGTGATGACCTCACCCGACGGCATAACGTGGACAATTAGAACGGGATCCGGTGTTGATTTTTTAACTGCTATAACATTCGGTGCGGGTGTGTATTGTGCTATGTCAAATGGCACTGCCAATGCTATGACATCCCCCGATGGTATTACGTGGACAACTCGAACAACACCAACGAGTGTTAATTATATCGATGTGATTTTTGGTCATGGCTTATTTGTCGCTGTTGGTTCCAGTGCAGTTGCTAGCTTCCCCTTTCACACATCACCTGATGGTATCACTTGGACACAGAGAGCATCGGTAGATTCAAGAGAACATAGGTCGGTTACATTCGGCAATGGTATTTTTGTTGTTGTGGCTACTACTGGTTCAGGCGATCAAGTTGAAACATCACCCGACGGTATTACTTGGACAGGACGAACCACACCAACACCCACTAAAGGGTGGGAAAAGGTAGATTTCTTTAATGGTCAATTTGTTGCTGTAGCTTCTTCAGGTACAGACAATCGCTCTATGACTTCAACCGATGGTATCAGCTGGGCATTCTTAGCAACGCCAGCCGATAATAACTGGCAAAGTTTAGTTGGCGGAAATAGTGTAATAGTTGCTGTTAGTAGTTCAGGGACTGGTGATCGAGCAATGACATTGCCTTTAATAGGCACATCAACCGCGCTTGTTGATCTACAATCTACAACATCGGGCTTCTTGCCGCCTCGTATGACAGAGGCTCAGCGTAATAATATACCCTCACCTATTGGTGGGTTGTCAGTTTTCAATAATGAATTAGGACGCCCTGAATATTTTGATAACATAACCAATACTTGGAGTGGGGGCCGCTCAGGTTCACCCAATGAGGTCTTTGTTAGAAGTGTTGAGGATTTCCCGGAACCAGTCGGAGGTGTTATTACCTTAAAGGATAGTACCGTTTATACCGTTCTTACTGCTGTCGATATTGGAACTAATCAATTGGTAATTGGAACGGATACGAATATACAGGGTTTGATTGATTCAGTCACAACGATTACAGGTAATACAACTTCACCAACACCAATGATGGTGGAAACAAATGGATTCCAATTCAAAGATGTTGGATTTGCTCAGAATGGAACAGGAGATTTGATGCGGTTAGATTCGTCTTTTTCAAATAGCTTGGTTGAGAGGTGTAGCATCACCGGCGTTGGTGATATTCGTTTAGTTCAGGGCTTTAGTATCATATTTAATCTAGTTGACACCAATGGGATTAGAATAGTTCAAGATGCATCGGGAGGTTGTACGAATGTATTTTTTACAAGTAGTGCCCTTATTGATTCTGCGCCTGTCGATGGATTACTAACGTTTGAATCGGGCTCTGTAACAGATAGCTGCACCTTTTCTGATTCGTCTTTTGTAATGTTTGTAGCCAGCACAGGTATAAAAGTCGAAGGTGGCGCATCCATCAATAGGTTTCTCTTAGACGGAGAGGACTTTTTCGCTGGAGACGTTGACGCTTTTACCATTGAGGTGGAAAATCCAAACAGTGTTAATCAGGGTCTAATCGCTAATAGCTTCCAAAATGGTCCAGGTAAGTTAAACAGATGCAACCCGGTTTCAAGCAGTAACTTTACACCAGATGTTCTCAATAATAATCAAGGTATTACTGTTGATGGTGATGGTAATTTAATTATTGCAGATCCCGTAGACAATACTATTACATTGTTTGATGGAATAGGACCTAACATACTCTCGGATATTGCCGCCCCAGGCCCTGATGTTCGTGGTGTTGTATGGCATAAGGGTGATTTGTATAGTACTGATATCGCTCAAAATCTGATCTATAGGCATGATGGGTTTTCAACATCTGTCGTAAGTGTTGCGGGCCCGGGAACGGCTGCAAATATGCTAACTACTGATATTTAGTCTATGTGCTTGATGGGTTCGGGACTACGGTACTTACTTCATTTACAACCCCCGCCGGTTCAACCTTGAGTGGTATAACTTTTGATAATGTCAATCTAATTATTACTGATGATGTTAATGATGTTGTTATCGTTCTGGAGGGTATAAGCGGAGTAGAACAATATAGATTCCCTATTGCGACAGGTGCATCTGACTTTCTTGATATCACTGTAACAGATGGCCAATTTCTTGGTTCTGATCTTGCCGGTAATGATATTTATGTTTATGACCATCCCGTAACATTTGACCATTCATCCCCTACATGGGAAATGGTAGAAAATACAGGTGTGTCTTCTTCATCAGACCGTGGTGGGTCACAGTTCAGTGTCTTTGAAAATGGCGGTTCTCCCGTTACCTTGCCAACATTAACTCAGAATATATGGGCAGATGTTTCTGATTCTGGGGTGGGTATATTTTATGGCCCATTCAGTGCAATGGAAAAATGTCGTCTATTTGATGAAACCACGGGAGAGCTGATATGGACGGGTTCTCGCGACCGTGGACGCACAGTTTCAGCGCAATTCACAATAACTCGAACAGACGGGGGGGCGGCTGATAAATTTTATCAGATTTCTATCGAAGTTAGGGGTGTTGTCCAGAAAGACAGTATTTCTACAGGGGTTCTTCCCACTACGGGAACAATACTAACTTTAACATCACTACCGATTACTAGGGATTTGGTGGATTTAGATCGTGCCGTAGTCAAAATTAGAACCCTATCGACACCAGTTGCAAATACTGAAGTGTATGCTTGTAAGTTATCGATAACATAATATACGGGGCTTAGGCCCTTTATTTTTATTCGCTGCTCAATCTGTTATTATTGATTACTATTAAAACTAATTGAGTGATAGCCTGTGATAATTGTAGAGGATGGAACTATAGTCGTTGATGCAAACAGCTATGTAACAGTCGCAGAGCTTGATTCATTTGCTGCATTGCGTGGCGTTACCCTGCCAACCTTAGAGGCTGATAAGGAAGTTCTCTTAATCAGTGGCACGGACTACACAGAAACGTTTTGGAATAGATACCAAGGCGACACCATCGAGCAAGATCAATCATTGCAATTTCCACGAACCGGCGTAAGTGTAAACGGTTTTCTAGTTTCGTCTGATTCAATACCAAACACTCTAAAGAATGCACAAATGCAGTCTGCAATAGAGTCAATATCTACAGAGTTAACACCTAACACCGGCCAGAACATACTTAGAGAGCGCGTTGACGTGATAGAGATTACATATCAATCAGGCAGCGGTTCGCTATATCAACCAACGTTCCCAAATGTTGATAAGTATCTAGATCCGTTATTGATTAACTCTGGAAACGTATTGCTAGTGAGTCCTATCCGATGAGCTTTGCATATGCTGGATTAGCTTCTACGGCTACTAGGCTGATAGATAACTTTGGTGGTGACGTAACACTAAGGATTAAGACTGGAGGCGCTTACAACCCTATTACAGGCGTTAATACTGATACTTTCGTTGAGAATGTAGTACTTGGTGTGAAGCTTAACTTTAAGAATGCGGATATTGACGGCACGTTGATTAGGCAGGGTGATGTTAAGGTTATATTCGATGGATTATTTGCTGTTACTCAAGACGATCTAATTATAATTGGTTCAGATAAGTATGAGATTATAGACGCAGTTCCTTTGAATCCTGGCGACACAAGACTTATTACTACTGTTCAGTGTAGACGATGACTTTTACAGCTGATCTAAACAAGTATGCACAGCAAACCGAGTCTGATATTGGTGAGGCTAAGCAGGCTATTGTGTTTAGTATATTTGGCCAAGTTATAAAAAGAACGCCAGTTGATACAGGTAGGGCTAAAAACAATTGGACAGTTACTGAAAATAAACCAGCTGTTGGCGTTAATAGTAATGAAAGCAGAGCACCTATAGGGTCGCTTAGCAGCCGGTCATTACAAGAACTTAGCAAAATAACAGATGACTTGACGCTAGATATACTGACTAACAACCTACCATATATTGAAAGGCTAGAGTTCGGTTCATCAAGTCAGGCACCTGCTGGCATGGTTAGGATTACAGTTAGAGAATTTAGCGCGATAGCTAAAAAAGAGGGATGGGAATGAGCACAACCTTTGTTGATATTAGAACTGCTCTAGTTCAACTAATACCTAATAATTCAGACTTCTCAGTACTGTTTAACTTTGAGAACAAAGCAACTGCTCCTGCATCGGGTAATCCTTATGCCAGGGCGTTCATGTTACCTGCTCAACCTAGCCAAGTGTGTTTAGGTGTAACTGGCAGCGATTTCCACACCGGAGTATTTCAAATATCTCTATTCTTCCCTGAAGATAAGGGTGATGTTGCAATACTTACTAAGGCTGATGAGATAGCAACAATCTACAAGTCTGGCCTCGTTACCACATTTAATGGGGTAGATGTTACAATAGAGTCAATAGGAAGGAACACGGGCAGTAATATTGACGGATGGTTCCAATTTGACCTTAGTATTAACTGGTATTCATTCATAGCGAGAACATAAAATGGCTATTGCAAGTGGTTCTAATGTACAGGTTTCCTTTATAGAGGAAACAGTACAAGGGGTAACCCCAACAACACCTACATTACAAATACTTCCCGTTTCAACAGAGTCTATTTTGCTAACCCGTGATACTTTGGAAAGTGAAGCACTGCGGGCAGACCGACAGATTCAGGATGTTATTAATGGTAATAAACAGGTAGGCGGAGATGTAACCGGCGAACTACGTTTCGGTGCATTTGATAGTTTCCTTGAGGCTGCATTTGGCAGCACATTTGTAGTTGATACTCCAACTGTAGGAACAGACCAGCTATTAGCTGGTGTTGATCGCACGTTTTTCACTATTGAGAGATTCCATGCTGATACGGTTGACTACTTCCGTGATACTGGCGTTGAAATTTCTGGTTTCACACTGGATCGTGCAGCTAATGCATTAACAACACTAGCATTTAATGTACTTGGTCTTGCGCAGGAGTCCGCTACAACTGCAATTACTGGATCTAGCTATACTGATGCAGTTTCAACTACTCCAATGGATGGTTTTAGTGGAACATTCACTATTAACAGCCTTACT